CCCAGCTGTTGTCGAGTACACGTCGATCGCGCTGCTGGCGGTGTACGCCTTCTTATAGGTCGCACCGATCACATAGACGCTGTTCTTGAGGTTCTGCGAGTTTTGCGTCAGATCGATCGTGGGCCACTCCAGGTTGCCGCTGGTGTCGTCGAGATTGAACGGCGCCGCGGTATCTCCAGCGCCGTTGTCGACGTCGCCCTGGAAAAAATGCACGTCTTTGGACGGATCGATGTACCAGTCCCAGCCGATGAGCTGGGCGATTTTCTGGAGGCATTTCGTCGGCGGCTGATAGTTGAATTTGATCGAAGGGATCGTATAGTCAGCAAGCTGCGTGTTTACCGTGGTAAAGCCGCTGGTGTAATTCGAGACGATGTCCTTAACGATGTTGCCGGGGTCTTCGTCGGTGTAGATATTGGCAACCATCTTGGAGTCGAACTGGTAGCTCCAATCCGTCACGGTGATCGTGTAGCGCGCCTGGATGCCGCCGTCGATCTTAAGCTCAGTCTCGGTGACGATGCCGCCGAAGATGTGGCCCGAAGCATCATAGAGGTCGATTTGGTCGCCGATCGCTGGGACTGTGGCACTCGGCGTCTTGAGCACGTCGAAGGAGAGCGTCGAGACTTCTTTGGTCAGCACCAACGCCAGATTGATGGTTTTCCAAACAACCGACCCGCTGATGTCGGTCTGCGATCCTCCTGATGGTGTCCGCTTAATTGTTACTGCCATACGCTAAATGCTACGGAGCTTGAGCTGCTGCCCTACCGTCTTGGCGAGCATGTTGCCGAAATCTTGGGCTGCGCGCTGATCAAGGTAGTAGCCGCCGTTCACATTCACGGTGATACCGCCGTACCCGCCGTTCTGTGAGTTGAGCGGGATGACCGCTTCCGGGCCGGCTTCACCAATGAGTGCAATTGTCGGACCCGTGACGATGCCGCCGCTGGCGAGATGCGGCAGGTTGATCTCAGGTATGGTCGGGAGCGAAAGGCTGAAATTCTGGCCGCCTAAGCCGGGGACCCAGGTCGGAACTGAGATTTTGATCGAGTCGAGCGCCCTGATGACGGCATTTGCACCGTTAATCCAGCTGTTCGCCCAGCCCTCGGCGTAGCCGATTAAGGCGTTCGCGCCTTCTTGGAACATGACCTTGAGGCCGGTCCAGGTCTCGCCCCAGTGGTTGATGAGGTCGTCACCGATACCGACCAAGGCGTAAACTGCGATGCCGAGCGCGGCGAGGATGCCAATCGCGGCCAGCACCGGCACACTGATCGCGCCGATAATGGTCGCCAGCGTACCTACGACAGTGATCATCGATCCGATGATCACGAGGACGGGACCGAGCGCGGCAAAAAGGGCCAGGAAGATCAGTACACCGTCCTGTACCGGTTTCGGCAAGCTGACGAATTCGTTCACCAGCCACGTCACCGCCGCCACCAATTTCGGCATCACGTCCGTAATGAGCGGCAGCATGGCAGCGCCGAGTTTGATCATCGCATCGGACATCTGTGCTTGCGCTTCGGCGAACTGCGCCGCTGCGGTTTGGGACTGATCCTGCACGTCGGTGCCGAACTGGTTCACGCCTTGATCGATGAGCTGATATTTCTGCTGCACGCGGTCGAGATTGTTGAGCAAGAGCTCGATTGAGCCTGACGTGCGGCCGCCGCCGAATGCTTCCGAGAGGATTTGCGCCTGCTGATCGGCCGTGAGGCCGGTGTCGACCAGGTGGTCGTGCAGATCGGTAAGAGCTGCCAGGAGCCCCTTATTGCGCATGTCGTCGGCGAGCTGAAGCTGAGTGATGCCAATGCTCTGGAGCGCTTGGGTGGCCTGATGGGTGGGCGCCTCCATGAGCGAGATCGCCATGTGCAGGCGGGTAGCGGCATCTGCGGCTGGCATGCCGTTGTCGGTCATCGTCGCCATCGCAGCACCGACATCGGTGAGGCTGAGCCCGGCGGTCGTGGCCTGTGGAAGAACATTACCGAGCGCCGTCGCGAGGTCCTGCATACGCATGTTACCCGCGCCGACGGTCGCATTGAGGATCGCCATCGCGTTTTGATAGTCGCCTGAGCCTTTGATGTTGGATGCCACGGCAGCGCCGAGCGCGCTCGCAACATCCTCCAGGTTCGCACCGGAGAGTCCGGCGCCTTCACTCGCGTCTTTGAGGACGCCCATGGCGTCCGCGGCGGGCACGCCGAGCGAGACGATGTGGTAGAGGCCCTGAGCCAGCACTTCCGGGGTCTGTTGCGCGCCGCTATCGGCAAAGGCCTGTACCTGGGTGGTGAGATTGGCGAGTTGGCTGGCGGGCAATCCGGCCTGAGTAACCAGCATCATCATCGCGGCCTGGAATTGGCTGGCAGCACTCGTGGCGGCGTATCCGACGGCGACAAGCGGCAAAGTCACGTCGGTCGTGAGCGTCGTACCGGCGCTCGTCATGCTAGCCCCGACAGATTTGAGCTTGTCGCCGACGCTCTGCATCGCGGAGGAAGCGTCGTCGATGAGCTTTACGATTATTGAAAGAGTAGTGCTCGAGCCTCCCATATATACAGGAATTATACCCGAGCATCTAGAAGATACTAACTATCGTGGACTACAACAGGAGCGATTCGGGTCTATATTCTTACGAAGCATAGTCATTGATGCCGCTCGTCGCCATCTATACATATTAGTTCTACCGCAGCACGTGGTTTGAAATGACACGCATTTTGGTCGTCGATGACGATCCTGACGTACGTGACGTCATCGTCGCTTTGCTCGAAGCGAACGATTTTGAGGCTCTAGGGGTGGCTGATGGCGGCAGCATGCGCAAGCGCCTCGCCGCGGTAGATGTTCCCATCGATGCGGTCATTCTCGATTCGGTCATGCCGACTGAGCCAGGCACATTATTGGCAGAGTACGCCAAGGGTCTCGGCATCCCTGTCCTGCTAGTCTCGGGCAATCCGGAAATCCTGGCGTGCGCTAACACGGGGCAGTTTAGGTTCCTGAAAAAGCCGTTTTCGGCAGCAGTGTTGGTCGACGCAGTAAGGAATATTATCGGGAGGGATTAGCCTGACTTTGGTTGAGCGAGCGCAGGAACAGAACGCTTAACGGGGGTGTTCTTAACCTCAGTCATAATGCTCAACTCGTAGGCAAGCACGTGTACGATCCTAAGCATTACCGGGATATGGCGGAGCGTGGGCGGCGGCTGAGCCGGGTAACCCACAACGAAGTTATCCGAGACACGCTCGACGCAATCGCCCAAGAATTCGATGAGATCGCGGAAGATCTGGAAACCGGGGCTGTTGAAATCAGGCATGCTGATCTGATGCCGCAATCACGGCATCACCCGCCCACGGATGGTGTGAACGATCCCTCCGCCGGAAACGCTTAGGGTCGCGCGGCTTTGGCTGTTTCGGCCCGGAGCAGCTCCAGAAGCATCACAATAAACCAGCTCGGCTGGTTCAAATACTGCTCAAAAGTCCATCCCATTTCCCGGCAAAGGATGGCCACGAGCTGCGTTTCAAATTCGACTACGCCGTTTGAGAAATACCGGCTCCAGGCTGCTCGGCATTCTCCGGCTTCGTAGGGGTGCGGATCGCGTTGATCTCCTGCACCACGAAGTCGTATTCGGCGGAGGGCAGCTCAAGCACTTTATGAGCCGCGTTCTCTGTGCTCCCGTCGACAGAGACGGCCAGCAGCTCAACTGCTTTTTCCTCCTGCTTGACGATGAAGGATGCGGGGATGTCTGTGACAGATACCTTGCCGGCCTGTACGTCGGTCGCGCTCATCTTCAGATCCGCGTAGAGGAGCGATTTAAGCTCATTCTCTTCGCGGCCCGTAAGATAGCTTCGCAGCACGATCGTGCGGCCTCCTGGCGTCGTGATCGTTTTGGTTTCTCGTTCCATATTACTGTTTTGATACTTTGATAAAGCCGGTCGCAAAGCCGATCCATAGTAAGCCCGGAGTGGTGATCAGTACCCATGCCGTATAAAAGACTTGCTGAAACGGCAGCCCCAAAATACCGGCTATAGCAGCTGCGGGTAAAAACGCTATTCCAGGCCCGCAAAGAAAGAGGGTTATTGTCGCTGCTATGCCTGCTTGTAAGTGATTGCTCATATTCCCGTGATTTAACCTGTAATGGCGTTACTGTACCATAGCTTGGAAATCCGGCAAGATGCTATAATGTAAGAGCAAGCCGGTTGCTTCTAGGTGGTTGCTTTACCGCTTGCCAAAACCGCCAGTCCACATCCCGTGAGCTGGCGGTTTTTGCACGCCTAGTAGGTCGACGTTGTATTCACCAAACACATTTTCGCAAGCAACATATCGGGCGCACTGTATACCGCCTTGAACTTGACAGACTGATAAATTAGATCCTTAACTTTAAAACTCCTGCCAAGCTCCTGAATGGTACACTTCGGCATATCGATGTAAATCTCCGGATTGGTCGATACGTCGCTGTTGAGGAAGTCGAGGCGGATCGAAAGCGGCGTTGCGCCCATAAACTGGGTCTTGAAATCGCTCTCATTCTGCCAGATGGCTTCGATCGTGCCCTCGACGCTGAATTCCTTGTTGAGGAAATCAGCTGGAGCGAGGTTGCCGAGTACGTCCTGGCTCTCGGGGCCGCTATTGATGGTTAATTTGGCGCTTTTCAGCGCAATAACGGCCGGGCCGAAGGTCTGCGTACCGATCGCGCCTGTAGTGGCCTGGGAGAGGTCATAAGCCGTTGAGGAGACGATCTTGGCGACGGTCGTTCCGGCCGGAATATTGGTGCCGGTCACGGTCATGCCGACCTTGAGGTTCGTCTGCGGATTGATGCTGCATGCGGTGACATGCACCGTGCTGGCGGCCGTGCCGGTCGCTGTGAGCGTTCCCTGCAAGCCCGAATAGTTGAGGGCGAACTTGGCCGCGAGGTACTGCGGGACAAAGCGGTTCTCGGTCGTGGTCGAGGGAGTGAAGCTTGCCTGCGCCACGCCGCTCTGGGCCATCAATGAGCCGTTGTAAGCGAGGAATTTCTTCAGCTCCGCCGTTAGCTCCAGCTTACCGATGACGCCGTTGGCATAGCTATAATCCTGGCCGGAGAGCGGATCGTGGAGAAAGACCGTCAAGCTCTGATGCTGGGCGCTCTGGCCTACCGTGAAGCTGTGCGTGTACGGGTTTGATCCCGTGACTGCATATCCGCCGAACATGCCGTAGAGGACGAGGCCGAACGTCGTGTCGGCGACGTTGCCCTGAATGCTCCCCTCGGCCCACTTCTTCGTCTGGGTGAGGTTCGTGCTGTCTTCGATGATCCCATAGGCCTGGTCATCGGTGACGAATTCTTTCTTCTCGTCGAGGGTCAAATCGCTCCACGGCAGCCAATACGTGGCTGAAGATTGCGCGGTACCGCGCGTTGCTTCTTTTGCGAGACCTACGCTAATTGTCCGACCGATGCCTTTGCTCATATAGTTTTAGTTTACTTGGTCTCGGTGCTTTCGGTTGGCGCTATGGATATCGCAGCCTTTTCCGCCGGGGCGGGTTCTACCGTTCCACCAACGCCAGCTTGAGCGTTTGAAGCCTGATTGATCGGCTTTTTTATCTTGTGGTAGATCGCCTCCGCTTCCGTGATCGTCTCCGCTTCAACATACTCGGCTGCGTGCTCAAGAGTTGCGGCGAAGTGAAAGCCCTTTTTCTCGGGCGGGTTGGTAATCATCTTGTTCGAAGAATTTTCGAGTGCCATATGGGTATATTGTATCTCGGCTAAACGATAGCCTCCGGGCGTGTGGATAACGAGGTCTTCCCTACCCTGCCCCGAGCGGTTTCCGAGAGGGAACACCTGCCGGGGAAGTGCGGGAGTGGCGATCTCGGCTAGCCTAGGAGCCAGTCTGGTACAGGGCGCGGCACTCCAAGGTTACGACGATGCAGAGGAACGTTTTGTCGCCGCTTGAGACAGGGGCCGTTTCGATCTTTGCCGGGAGGACTGCCGCGTCCGCTGCGCCCGCGAGCGTGTAGTTGCTGTCGAACTGGTTGAGCACGGCGTCGATCAGATCCTCAACGTCTGTATCGGGGTGCGCAAGTTCCGAAGGGTTGAGGACGAACAGCACGTCATAGCGATAGGTGCGGATGTTGTTGGCCTGGTCCTCGAAGTCGGACGCAATGCGCGGCATCCCGACGATCGCGAACGGATAGCCGTTCGGAGGCGTGTCGCTGAGCGGGTTGGGATTTGCGTCGAGCGAAACGAAGGAGTTGATCGCACCCGCGCTTTGGATCGCTTGGAGGTTTGTGAGTATCTGGGTCTTGATTGGAGTTGCGAGGTTCACGTTATCGGGCTGCAATCGCAGCGGTTATGTCGGATAAGGCTTTCCCGAACGTGATATTGATCTCATCGCGGGAGGCATCAAGGATGCGCTCCATAAATGGATTGGCCGCTGAGCCAGGATGATTTACGCGCTTCACCGGATGATCGGCACCTTTCCAATAGAGCGCCTTCTTGTCCTTTGCTTCGATCACATGCGGGCGCGTTCCAAATTCAACAAAACTGGAGTACGAGGTCCGGTGAGTTCTGTCCGGTCCCCAAATCGCGCTAAGTCCGCTGACTGATCCGCCGAAGGATTGGAGAAGGAAACCGGTACGGACAGGAACCGTCCGCGCGGTCGTGTTCTTCGCCAGTATCTGCCATGACTGGGCAATGGCTCGTTGTAAGATGGGCGCAGCTATCGAGGGCGCGTCTTTGAGCTTTGAGACTAGAGCATCAAGATTACTTATTTGAATTGAAAACTCCATGTTTTTGTTATTCTGCGATTAACTCGTATTTCCTATACAAAGTGAGAGGATAGAGCGAGTGAGTATTTCCGTCAGAGCAAATGGCTTTGAATCTGTCTCCTTTTGCCCTTCCGGTGATAACCGCATAGAACGATGTTCCGTCGGATAGCGGCTTTCGCCACTTCTGCCCTTTCTTAATCTTTGGATGTGGTGACATACGCGTTAGAAGTGCACATCCTTATACTGCCCCAGCACGTCGATATCTTCCTGGTCCAAGGCGTTCCGCCAATTGATCGTTGCGCCGTCTATGGTCTGGCCGTTCTTTCCAGCCGCCTGCCGGCGCGTAAACCGGCGCACGACCAAATTCTCGCACACATTGGTGATGTCTCCCGGGAGCCAGTGCGTGTTGTGATCCTCAGGATTGGCCCAATTGACCGGATATCCGCCGACATAGGTTGCGCGGATCATGTTGCTCGCGATCATCGGCAGGACGCCGTAGACACGGATCAATCCGGAGGGACAGTAGGTCAGCCCTGAAGCGGGGTCCGTTCGGGGATTGATGAGCTCGTACTGATCCGCGATGAAGTCGGTCCAGCTAGGGCTCGTGACCGTTCCTGCTCGAAACTGGAAGCTGCTGATCGAAAAGATTGGGTAGTTGCGTAGCTGAAGCTTTTCCTGGCTCGGATTGTCGATTGAGTAGGTGTCATTGGTGTAAGTTTGCTGCACGAAACAGCGCCCGCATTCGTTCTGGATGTAATTGGTCGCCCAGTTGATGAGCCGCACCAAAACCGCGTCGAAAGCGGTTGGCTGGTCGATGACGATAAGCGTTTGGCCGGTGTTGGTCTGGGTCGATGCCTGAGACAGCGTGATTTGGCTGGAGCTGATGATCGCCGCGATCGTCGTGCCGCTGGGGATGCCCGTGGCCATGATCGTCTGCCCACTTGGATAGTCTTGCCCGAAGGGACTGACAAACCGGTGACGCTGGTGGAACTGGCAGTGAGCGAAGCTCCCGTGAGGGAAATCGTCTTGTTCGGATCGAACAGCAGGTCTTTAACACGCTGAAGCGTGGTGAGCGCGAAAGGAGAAACCTGATCGGCGATGCCGGTGACGATGTTGGTCCCGGAAAGCGGCGTGTAATCAGCTAATAGGGAACCAGCGGGATAGTTATTCACGGTCGTGATATTCACGCCGTTGATCGTGTAGTCGTTCCCGACGCCGGGATTTATGCGCGGACCACTGGCATAAAGGGCAACCGAATTGGGCACAGGCATTTGAGCCAGTGTCCAACTGTATCCTGAACCGGCTACTACTTCGCCAACGATTTCCGCCATAAATATGAGGTTGTGCCCTCGCGCCTGCCGCCGACGTTGCCTGTTGCCAGGTGTCGGTCGGCAGAGCGACGGAATAACCTTAGGTGTTCGAAACCTGGTTGCGAACTGGCAGCGGTGAGCCGTTGCCTGGTGCGACGATGAACTCGGCGTAGGTGAGCGTTGCCGGCGACGTGCCGCTGGTGTAGGTGGGCGTGAGCACGATCCGGAGATAGCGCTTGCGACCGCCATACGGAGCCTGAGAGAGCTTCGGATTGTAGAGGTTGATGCCCTCCACGCGCGCGTAGCTGTCCTGAGCGACCGTTTTGGTATTGAGCGTCGCCCCGATCGCGGTGCCG